CAGAAAAGAGGTGTTAAAACAAGCTTATTCTAGTTTACTAAAAAAATGGCAATGTAATGAATGTAAAAAAATGTTCTTAAAAAAAGAAGTAGAAGTAAATCACATCGAACCTTGTGGTAGCCTAAAATATTACGATGAAATAAAAACTTTTCATGATAGGCTTTTTGTTGATGATATATCTAAATTAGAGGTACTTTGTAAACATTGTCATTTACTTTTTACTAAAAAAGTAAACATAACTCTTGACAATTAAAAAAAATGTATTAATTTTGTAAACTTTTAAATCAAAGGGAAATGAATTATGAAGAAATAGGAAAATTAGTGGTAAAGCTACCAAAAATTAAATTTCCAGAAATACTTTTAAAGCAAGGAGTTATACGTTACATTGATACTGAAAATATAGATGATTCCAATTTAGATAATTTTGAAATTACTGAATATGGGTATTCAATATTAGAAAATCAAAAATACGAACCATTAGTTTCTTTATCTTTTTTAGATAATTATATATTTTTGTTTAGTAAAGAAAATTTACAAGGATTATGTAAAAAATCTTATAGCCCTAAAACAAAAGTAAGACAGAAGTTGGAAACTTTTATGAAAAAATATAAAGTAACAGAGCAAGAAATTTTAGATGCTGTAAATTATTACCATGAGAATTCAAGAGATTTACGGTATTCTTTAGATGCTCAATATTTTATTGACAAAGAAGGAGGAAGCCTGCTTTTAGACACTATAAATGAGATAAAGATAGGCATATACACCACACAAGATAAATTATACTATTAATGCAAATATTAAATGTAATAGAAGAAAATAGAGATGCTCTTATCAGGGGTCATATTAACAGCATTCCAATGCCTTTTAATGGTATTAGAAAAGCTTTTAGTGGAATTTTTCCTGGGGCATTGGTTTGTGTTACTGCAGAGACTTCTGTAGGTAAGACGAGTTTAGCTAAATATTTATACTTATTTAGTGTAGCTGATTACATATTAGAAGACCCTTCTTTTCGACAGTTTAAATACAAATGTTTATGGTTTGGTTTAGAAGAGTCTGAAGAAGAGTTTGACATTAGTATTCTTCAGTATGCCATCACGAAGTATTATAATAAACACTGTACACAAGACGAACTACTAAGTAGGATAAACCCAATCTCAGATGAAATAATCTCTATGATAAAATCCGAGGTAGTACAAACTTTTTTTAATACAGTTAAAGGATTTACAAAGTTTGATGACCAAACAGGACATGCTACAGGTATCTATAAATCTTGTCAAGATTACTCCAAAGAAATTGGAGAGCATCACTACAAAGAAAAAACACTTCCTAGTGGCAAAGTTATAAACTTATATAGCCACTATATACAAGAAGACCCTAATCAAATTGTTACGGTTGTTATAGATAACGTAAATATTCTTGAATTAGAAAAAAATGAATTAGGAATGTCTTTAGATTTATCAGGATGTATTGATAAACTTGTCAATAGCTACATGAGGAAACAAGTTACTAAGCATTGGAAATGGCATGTATGCTGTGTGCAGCAACAACAAATGGCCGCAGGTGATTTGAATCACTATAAAGCAGGTAAATTAGAACCCGAACCACAAAAACTAGGAGATAATATAAAAGTTGCTAGATCCTATCAAGTAATTATTGGATTATTCTCCCCTTATAAGCACAAGCTTACCAATTATTACAAATATCAAATCTTAAATTCTGATAGAACAGAAGGATTTGAGGAATGTTTTAGAACTGTCCATATATGTAAAAACAGATTTGGAAGAACAGGTATAGCTGAACCAGTATTTTTTAACCCAAAAGGTTTCTCATTTTTTAGTATGCCTAGAAATGATGATACCGAAAATTTAAATCATTTATTAACCCATAAAAAAACAATTTTAACAGATGAGTAATTTAACTTTACCGACAGGAAGGATTGCACCTACAGTGGTGAATCCAAGAACAATGGTGATTTTTTCACAGAAAAAAACAGGAAAAACCCATGCGCTTTCAGAATTGGAAGGAAACCTTATTATTAACTTTGAGCACGGTGCAGACTTTTATGAGTCTATGAGAATCAACATTGACTCATTACAACAATTTGATGAGTTGGCCCAACTTTTTCACAAAGAAAAACCTCATTACAAGTACATCACACTTGACACAGTAACATCTTTGAAAGAAAAATTACTTAATCAATTAGCAGTTAGAACTTACAACAAAGATACTGGCAAAGCAGAAGCATCTGACTTTGATATTGACAGATTAGAGTATGGTAAAGGCCAAGTTTATAAGAGAGAAGCACTCTTTAAAATCATGGAATTTTTTACAAGATTTTGTGATACATTGATTATTGTAGGACACGTTGCAGATAAAAGTATTTCTACTTCTGGCCAAACAATTAAAGAGTTAAATCTTGAAGGTAAACTAAAAGATTTATTAGCTTTAAGAGTAGATGCAATTGGTTATATGTACAGAAACTCTGAAAAACCTAATGTAAACATGCTTTCATTTATTCACTCTGAAGAAATTGTAGGAGGAACTAGATGTAAGCATCTTAGAAACAAAGAGTTTGAAATTTCAGAACTCATCAATGATGATAAGTTAGAGACTCATTGGGAAAAGATTTTTATTTAACACACAAAACAATATTTTTAATTTTTAAAATCATTTAAGCATGAACAGTAATGTAAAAGTTTCAACAGGCACAGGTGCCAGAAAATTATTTTATGGGGTGACAACTTTTGTACCTCAATTAATTAACCCCACAAAAGCTAAGTTGTCAGAATTTCTAGGCAAAGATTTGGAGAAAGATCCTGAATACTTAACTACAAAGGATGTAGAAGGTAAACAAGTGAGAGTGTTAAAACTTGATATTTGGGGAGTTATTCCTGAAGCGGAAGATACCAAAACTAAGATTACATTTTGGTTAGAAGCTAGACACGATATTTCTCGTAGTGGAAAACAAAAATACATTAATGGCCAAGGTCTTACTTCTTATAATGAAGACCCTGCTGTTATGAACAAAAATAAAGTTTGGTATTATGGTGATAACCAAAGAAAAGCAATGGTTGGAGAGGATTTAGTTGTTGATTTCTTCATTAATTTGAAAAATTGGGAAACAGATTTATCTAAATATACCCTAAAAGAGGGAGATATTCCTTCAATTTTCCTTCCTTTAGAGAAGTTATTTAAACAAGATTATTCAGATATTAGTCCTCTTTTTGAAGAAGGCAGAGGAATCAAAGTTTATGTAGGAATAACTTCAAGAGAGAGTGAAGGTAAAACTTATTATGATATGAGTATTTACACAAAAGCTTTCATTAAAGATTATCCTGGAATCAAAAGCTTTGATAAAATTATCAATAGTTTGAGAGGAGAATACTCTGCATTTAAAAAGAATGTGGCTCCTATTACTTCAAAATTCCAAGAATTCAGTTCAGAAGATTTGGGTGTTGAGTCAACTTCTACTCAAGAAGCTGAAAGCATACCAGAGTATTCAGATGAACTTCCATTCTAAACCAAATAAATATGTTCACTTTAGATCAACAAAGTGATATATGGAGAAATTATTTTGGAAGTTGGGATACTAAAGGCACCTTTACCAATCCTTTGAGGAGAGATAAATCTCCAAAATGTTATTTTAAAGTGATAAACGATAAAATATTATTTATTGATTGGGCCAATAATCCTACACATACTGATTGTATTTCCTTTGTATCACAAAAGTATAATTTAACAAACAAAGAAGCTATTAATAAAATTAATTACGATTTAAAATATACGGATAAAGTGAAAGGAAATTTTTCAGGAGAAATTAAAGGGGTGTCACAAGCACCCCTTTCTTCTTCTTCTTTAAAAGATCAATTTACTTCTTCCCATGAAGAAGAAAAAATAGTTTACAATGTAAAGTTTAAAAATGGTTTTGAGAAACATGACCTAGACTATTGGAAGAAATTCTCTATAACTGAAATCACTTTAAAAAAGTATAATGTAATACCTGTAAAATTTGTATTCAGGAATGGAGTGTTAAATTATTCCAGCAGTGAATATAACCCAATATTTGCTTATTGTGATGGAGGTATTCCTTATAAGATATATAATCCTGTAGGAATAAAAATGCAAAAATGGAGAACAATAAAGGCTGTTTTGGAAGGTTATAAACAATTAGAATATAAAACGAATGTATTGTTTATTACATCTTCTTTAAAAGATACAATGTGTCTACATGAGATGGGTTTTGATGCTTTTAATCTACCAAGTGAGAATAGTTATAAAATTCTTCTTCCTATTATAGAAGATTTATTTTCTAAATTTGAGCACATCTATGTTTACCTAAATAATGATGATGCAGGAAAGAGATTTTCTAGGTTACTAACTCTTGAGATTGATCAAAGGCTAAAATATATAAACAATCCTTCAAACATGGAACAAACTGACCCTTCTGATGTAATAAAAGACTTGGGCCAGGCTGTTTTAATGCAGATATTAAAAGATAGATTCCAAAGAGACAATGTAATTTTTAAAACTAAATGATAAAAATGGAAGAAAAAAATAAAATAGTATATAGCCAAGCAACTTGTTTAAATTGCAACACAGTATTAGTTTCCCGACATAGACATGATTTTGTTAAATGTCCTTGTAATAATGAAACTTTTTTAGATGGAGGGTTTGATTATGTTAGATTTGGAGGAAAAGATGAGGAAAAAATTGCTCTTCTAACTTTGAATGAAGAAGACCCTCATAATATCATTAGAGATTTTTGTGAGTGGGGCTCAAGAGGAATAAATGGTATGGAGTCTTTAAAGTTTACTAAAATAAAAGACTTAGGGCAAGAACATTTGGAAGCTTTAATAGTGTATCCTCATATATCAGACTCTTACAGAAAAATCATGATTAATGAAAAAAATTATAGAACCTTAATAAATTAAAAAAAATGTTAGTAAAAATTAAAAAATTACACCCAAATGCAGTAATTCCAAAACAAGCTACTGAATTAGCAGGAGGTTGGGACGTAACTGTTACAGAAATAGAAAAAATAGAATATGATTTAGTAATATGTAAGTTAGGCTTTGCTTTACAATTGCCTAAAAATCACAGATTAATTTTAGTACCAAGAAGTTCTTTAACTAAAACTAAATGGGTTTTACAAAACAGTCCTGGACTTGGAGATGAAGATTTTCTAAAAGAATATCAGTTTAGATTTAGAGCTATTCCTGAAGATATAAATGTTTTTTCTGATGGAGCAGCAGCATACGGTAGTTTAAATTATCCAAAATTTCCTTATAAAGTGGGAGATAGGATTGGCCAAGTGTATTTAGAAGAAGTTATCCCTATGGAATTTGAAATAGTAGAAGAATTTGATGTTACAAATGACAGAGGAGGGTATGGCAGCACAGGGAATTAAAAATTAAACCAAATTAAATTATGAGTGATATTAGTATATCAAATAGAAACGAAGCATATAAAGAGGTTTTAAAAACCCTTGGCAAAAGACAAGAACAAGTGTTCAATTGTATAAAGTTAAAAGGACCTCTAAATAGCGAGCAAATAAAACAGCACTTGTCTTTTGACGACAAGTGCTCAGTAACAGGAAGACTGAAAGAGCTAGAGGAAAGGTGTCTTATAAATCCTATATCTACATTAGATGGTAAAACTGTCTACGAAATAACTCCTGAAGAAAATAGTTTATTTCTTAGAAATGATCGTAAAGCTAAGTATATCTTAACTATTTATGAGTTAGAGCAAGATTTGACAAAAGAGCTGTCAGTGGTGTCATTATCTATGATACATGGCAAAATAATTAAATTAAAAAAATTAATTTCACTTCTTTAATTAAGAATATGTATTTTTGTACCTTAAAAAACAAAAAATTATGCTAGAATATAGTGCCGAAAGTTTAGTTAACAAATATCTTTCTTTAGGTTTAAGTATTTTTCAAGCTGTAAAAGCAGCTATTATAGATATTGACAACAGTAAAGCTTTAGAAAAAAAACTTCCTACATTAAATGATCCTTTAAGTATAGAAGTTTTTAATCAATTATTCTTAATAAAAAAAGAATTAGAAAAAACATTGAGTAATTTAAACCCTTAATCATGACAGACAATATAGAAAGAATAATTCCTTATTTGGAATTTAAAGAAGAATGGTTCTATGAAGTAATGGTACTTCAGAGAAAAAAAGATAATCCTCATTTAGTTAACAATCAAAATGTAAGAATTATCAAATCATATATGATTAAAAGTGAAGAAAGCTTATTGAACAAATATGATGAAATGAAAACTTTAGCTGATACATTTAATGCTAGAGTTTATATAAAGCTTCAACCTTATTCCTTGACAAAATTAGGATTTAAGCTATTTGAAGTACTTTCACATAAGATGCAAAATAAAGATTATAGTTATAACAGTTTAGTTACAAAAGCTACTGGTAATATGACAGCTGAAAAAAAGATTTGGATAGTAGATATAGACTATAAAGATGTTACTGAAAATGATATTCTTAGGATAAAAACTATAATTAATGATTGTGAGCCAGGAGGTGATCATATAATTACCACAATTCCTACTCCAAACGGAATACATATTGTTACAAAAGGGTTCAACACTCAGCAATTCATGACTCATCAAGATGTCTATTATAAATGTGATGTTAAGAAAAATAATCCAACAATTTTATACTCAAATTTAAAATAATATGATAAACGCTCAAGAATTAAGATATGGAAATAAATTACTATTTTTAGATGATGTAGTAACATTTAAAAATATTACGGAGTTTAGAGAAGATGGTATTTATTGGATAAAACCTGTTGAACCTAAAATAGAAGCTAAGAGTTTTCATTTTAAACCAATTGAATTGACAGAAGAATGGCTTTTAAAGTTTGGATTTGAGAAGCCTGCACACACTTGGATTTGTAATATTTTTCACCTAACAGAGTGGGATGATTTTCCTTTAAATTGGGCAGTTGCAATGAATAAAAACGGAGCTATAGTTGTGTTAAAATTAAAATATATACACCAACTGCAAAACCTTTATTTCGCACTTACAGGAGAAGAGTTAATTGATAAAAATAATAAATTATGACAGCAGAAGACATGTTTAAAGCAAACCCTATAATTCCAGAAGGAGTTACTAGACAAGCTTGTATTGCTTTTATGAAAACATTTGCTAAATATCATGTAGAACAAGCATTGAAAGAAGTAGTTGAGAGTGTTAATATATATGATTATGCGGAAAATAAAGATTACTCAAAGTTTTTAGAGAAAGATTCAATTTTAAACGCATACCCTTTAACTAATATAAAATAAAACATTATGGAACCTAGTAAATTTGTATATTTTCAACCTCCAGGAATAAATAAAAAATATTGTGAAAGAGGGATGATTTCAGAAACAGACCCAGAATACATTTGGTATTTAGATGAACCCTGTAAAATACTGATTAGTGAGGTAAAGATTATACCTGATGAAGAGGTTATTTATGATAAAAAAACTAGAAATTATTTAATGAAAAATAATAATAAATGATAAATAGAGAATTATTATTTCAACTTTATATGAAAGAAGTTGAAGAAATTACAGAAGTTTGTGAGTGGAAAACGAACTTTGGGCCTGAAGAAATTGTTAACATAATAGCTAGTATTATTGAAAATAATTTTGACGATATAGTAAACAATGAAATTAAAAAATAAAATAAAATGAAAAAATTATTATTATTACTCTTTCCCTTTTTACTTTCTTGTGAAGGGGAATTAAGTTACATAGGTCAAGAAATAGTTGATGGTAAAATATCAGCAGTTAAAGAAGGTGTCTCAGGAAGAACAGGACATCTTCCTAAAATTTGGGTACAAACCCCAACAAGTACAAGAAAAGTAGATATACCTTTTGAATATGAAGGTAGATGGAAAGTAGGAGATACTTGTTTACTTATAATTGAAAAATATAAAGAAAATAAATAGAAATATGAATGGATTGTTATATTTATATATAGGAATAATAGTATTGACATTGTTTGTTACAGCTCTTTGTAGTACAGATGGAGATCAACCTAAAGAAATTAAAGGATTTTATTCTTGGGTATTTTATGCAGTATTATTTCCATTGATTTGGATTAAAGAACTTATAAAATTTTTAATAAACTTATTTAAAAAAGATTAAAATGAAACAAATATTATTATCGTTAATAGCAGGATACTTACTAACTATAGCTATAAATTACAAAAG